GTCCACCTACCCGCAGATGATGTGGGTGAACAACACGCACCCCGACATCACCATGGCGCTGTACCCGGTGCCTACCAAGCCGCTGGAATGGCACTTGGTCAGCGTGCAGGAACTGGCGCAGCCCGCGTTGCTGAACACCACGCTCGCGTTTCCCCCGGGCTACTTGCGGTGCTTCAAGTACAACCTCGCGTGCGAGATCGCTGCCGAGTTTGGCGTTGAGGCCCCGCCCACGGTGCAGCGCATCGCCATGACCTCAAAGCGCAACCTCAAGCGCATCAACAACCCCGATGACCTGCTGGCCATGCCGTACAACATCATGGGTCGGCGCAATCAACGGTTCAATATCTTCACGGGGAATTACTGATCGTGAAGACTCCCATCCTCGGAGGAGCCTACGTTGCTCGCAGCGTCAATGCTGCGGCGAACAGGTGCGTCAACCTGTACCCCGAGGTTGTGCCCGAGGGCGGCAAAGAACCGGCGTTTCTGCAGCGGTGCCCTGGGCTTCGTCTGGTGGCCACGGTGGGTGATGGCCCGATCCGTGGGATGTGGAAGTTTGGCGATTTTCTGTACGTTGCCTCTGGCGGCAAACTGTACCGCGTGGACGGCAACTTTGCCGCGACGGAACTGGGGCTGATCAACGGCAGCGGGCCGGTGAGCATGGCCGACAACGGCATCCAGTTGTTCGTGGCCTGCAACCCCAGCGCGTTCATCTACAACGCCAACACGGGCGTGTTTGCGCAGATCACGGACCCCGACTTCCCGGGCGCGGTGAGCGTGGGGTATTTGGACAGCTATTTCGTCTTCAACGAACCTAACAGTCAGCGTGTGTGGGTGACTTCGCTGCTTGACGGCACCGCCATTGACCCGCTGGACTTTGCCAGCGCCGAGGGTAACCCCGACAACATCGTGTCGCTGATGGTTGACCACCGCGAGGTCTGGCTGTTTGGCAACAACACCGTTGAGGTCTGGTACAACGCCGGGGCCGCAGACTTCCCGTTGGCGCGCATTGAGGGCGCGTTCATGGAAACCGGTTGCCTTGCGCCGTACAGCGTTGCCAAGCTCGACAACAGCGTGTTCTGGCTGGGCTCTGATGCTCGCGGCAACGGCATCGTGTACCGCAATCAGGGCTACAACGCCCAGCGCATCAGCACGCACGCCATCGAGTGGCAGATCCAGCAGTACGGCGTGCTAAGCGACGCTATCGGCTACTCGTACCAGCAGGACGGGCACTCGTTCTACGTGCTGACGTTCCCGACGGCGCAGGCTACGTGGGTGTTTGACGTTGCTACCGGCCTGTGGCATGAGAGGGCGTACTGGGACGGCGTGCAGTACCGGCGGCACCGGAGCAACTGCCAAGCTAACTTTGCCGGGCAGGTGTTGGTGGGGGACTGGGAAAATGGGCAAGTTTATGCGTTTGATCCTGAAGTGTATGAAGATGACGGCAGTGCGCAAAGGTGGCTGCGCTCATGGCGGGCGCTGCCCACGGGGCAGAATAACCTAAAGCGCACGGCGCATCATGCGTTGCAATTGGATTGCGAAACGGGTTATTTGAGCGACTTTGTTTTAACAGAACTTGTCTCTAACCCCGGCGGTCCGTTTGCAAACACAAACGGCTGGACCGGAAGTGCAAACGCAGTTCTTTCAATAGTTGACGGAAAAATTAATCTTGGCACCACCGGTGGCGCGTCTTATGTGTACACTTCTTTCCCGTCAATCGCCGAGCAAGAGATAAGACTATCATTTAGATTTCTTAGGGGCGGATCAATTGGATCAAGTATCAAAATTGGCACCAGCCCCAATTCATCTGACGTTTATCTTTTTGCGACAGGTGCTCCCGATTCTTTATACATAGAGGATACGTTTTCGTCGCCTGGTGGCGTTTTGTACCTAACTTTTGCTTTGTCGTCTGCGGTGCCAAATGCTCAGCTTGTTGTGGCTTCAGCAAAAGCGTTTGGGGTTTTCAATATCGATCCCCAAGCCATGCTGCGCTGGTCCGACGACGGCGGTCACACTTGGAGCAACGAACACTGGGCCAGCATGGGCAAGATCGGCGAGTACGGCAAGCGCGTCATCTGGCGGCGGCTTGGCATGACCACCAAGCTGCGGGATCGCGTGTACGAAATCAGCGGCACTGATCCGGTGAAGATTGCCATCATGGGTGCGGAGCTTTCCGCGACCCCGACGAGCGCCTGACGTGGAGCTTGCACCGCGCGTACCTTCGCAGCGCGACCCGCTGGTGGATCAGGGGGCGCTGACAACCCGCGCGTGGTTTCGGTTCTTTCAGTTGCTGCAGAACGCGACGGAAAACGCCGCGCTGACGCAGTACACCGTCGTCGAAAACACGACGGGCTCGACGATCCCCAAGGGCTCCGCGGTCGGCTTCGTCGGCGTGGGGGCCAACAACGTGCTGTCGGTGGCCCCGTACTTGGCCGATGGTTCGTCGCCGTCGCTGTACATCCTCGGCGTGATGGCCGAGGAACTTCCCGACAGCGGTGCCACGGGCCTGTGCTGTGTCTGGGGCAACGTCAGCGGCATCAACACCAGCGCGTTCAGCGTGGGCGACGTTCTCTACGCCAGCCCGACGGTGGCGGGCGCGTTCACCAACGTCAAGCCCACGGCGCCCGACAACGTAATCCCCATCGCTGCGGTGCTGGTAGATAGCGCAACGGCGGGCGACATCTTCGTGCGGCCCACCATTGAGCAGCAAAAGTACTACGGCGAGTTCACCAAGACCAGCGACCAATCGCCCGCAGTCATCAACACGGCCTACGCGCTGACGTTCGACAACACCGAAATCGCCGAAGGCATCAGCATCGGCTCGCCTGCGTCGCGCATTGTGGTGGTGCAGTCTGGCCTATACCAATTTGACGCCACCGTTCAGATCGGCAGCAGCAGCAGCAGCGCCAAGACGGTTTGGCTGTGGTTCCGCAAAAACGGAACAGATGTCGCTAACTCTGCCAGGCTGGTGACGATCAACATCAACAACGGGTACACCGCTGTGTCTATGAGCGAGTTTTTCTCGCTTGCCGCCAACGATTACATCGAGATCATGTTTGCCGCAGACGCTACGGCCATCACGGTGGATAATGTCGCAGCCACGGCTTTTGCGCCAGCAGCACCTGCCGTCGTGCTGGCGGTGAGCCAGATTCAACAGTGAGAGCACCATGAGCGTTTCGCTTTCCCCCTACGCTGGCGCAGGCGCCCAGTTCTTCGACAACAACGGCAATCCGTTGGCTGGTGGTAAAATTTTTACTTATGCCGCCGGCACGACGACGCCGCTAGCAACCTACACGGATTACACGGGCAACACGGCTAATCCCGTGTATCCGGTGGGCATCGTGCTGGACAGCGCCGGCCGAACGCCCGCGCAGATCTGGCTGACGGAAGGATCGTCGTACAAATTCGTGCTGGAAACGGCTCTTGGCGTCACAATCAAGACCGACGACAACATCTTTGCGTCGTTTGAGCTGGCGGTGGCGGTTGGCGTGCCGGTTGGTAAAGGTGGCGGCGGAGGCAACGAGAACATTGCCGTCGGGTTGACTGCGCTGGACAGCAACACCACGGGGTCGAACAACACCGCAGTGGGCTACAACGCCCTGACGGCCAACACGGACGGCTTCCAGAACACCGCCGTCGGCTCGCAGGCCCTGGATGCCAACACCAGCGGCGATTACAACACCGCCGTGGGCTACGATTCGCTGTCGGCGGCTACGACTGCGAACTACAACACTGGCGCGGGATACCGAGCGTTGAACGCGGCAACGACGGGCGCAGGAAACACGGCGCTGGGCAGCGATGCGCTGTTGCTGGTGTCCACGGGAGCGGACAACGTGGCGGTGGGCTACGCGGCGCTGGACGCCTACACCGGCAGCGATGCCGTGGCCGTAGGCCGCTCGGCGCTGGGGGCAAATACCAGCGGCACCGGCAACACTGCGGTGGGCAAGGATGCGGCTCTGCTGGTGGTCACGGGCGCGTACAACGTTGCCATCGGGTGGACTGCGCTGGATGCGGCCACCACCAGCAACAACACGGCGGTGGGCGCGTCGGCACTGGGGGCGCTGACCTCTGGCGCAAACAACGTGGCTCTGGGCTTTCAGGCCGGCGACTCGCTCACAACCGGCAGCAACAACACGGTGATTGGCTACGACGCCGATGTGTCGGCAGTCGGTGTCAGCAACGAAGTCACGTTGGGCAATAGCAGCGTGACGTCGTTTCGCATACCAGGTCTGACGCTGACGTTCAGCGTCAAGTACTTCAACCACGGCACGCTGACCGTGGGTACACTGCCAACAGCGGCTACTGCTGGGGTTGGCGCGCGGGCTTTTGTCACCGATGCCAGCGCGACGACGTTTGCGTCCGTTGTGGCTGGCGGTGGGTCAAACAAAGTCCCCGTGTACAGCGACGGCACCGACTGGCGGATTGGGTGAGGTGAATCATGGCACAGCAATGGCTTTCCGCGAGTGACCCGTTTTTCTCGCAGTACCCGGGCACTTACGACGAGAGCGGCTACGTTTCGGGGCCGTATGACCCGATGATAAACGGGCTGCGTAGCCCTCAAAACTGGGAAACGGTTGCGACGCAATTGGGTTGGACTGGCCCAACAAAAGAGAATTACATTGGACCTGATGGCAATGTTTATGAAAAACATTCTGATGATTTTTTGCGCTGGATTAGCTCTAAACAGGCCGAGGGATACGATTTTGTTACCGACGCCAGCACGCTTGGCAATTACAATCAAAGATTTGGTTTTCGCTTGCCGTCTGGTGAAGTAACAAACCAAACAGTACAAAAAGTCAGCGGCTTCGGCGATTTCTTCAAAGAGTTCGTTCTGCCGTCCGTGGGCGCTTACTTTGGCGCAGGGGCGCTGGGCAACGCTCTGGCGCCTGTGACGAATGCGCTGACTGGCATTGGTGGCGCAGGATCTATTGCCGCAGGTGGTGCGCTGGAGGGACTCGGCGCTGTCAGCGGCAACATCGTCGGCGCTTCTGGTGTGCCGATCATGCCGGCGGTAAGCGGCGGCGCCGGGGCTCTAACTGCTGCCGATTTGACCAACCTGCCCACCAACGTGCTTGCCGGTGGCGGAGATGCGGCGGGGGCTGCTGGCGGCGATGTGCTGACGGGTGGAACCACTGCGCCGTCTTCAGGCGGTTTTCTTAGAAACATGTCTGAGACTGCCGCGACAGAAGGCGCAGGCGTTGCCGGCACGGGAATTCTGACCAAAGGCACCAACATTCCGTCTGCAGTTCTTGGCGGCGGCGACCTGCTGGACAAGGCGCTGAAGTTTATTCAAACGCCTGCCGGCGGTGCCATCGTCAGTGGCGTGGGCAACGTGGTTGGTGGCATCGCTGCGGGCAGTGCGGCCAAGGAAGCGGCACAGACGCAGGCGGCATCGGCAGACAAAGCCCTCGAGCTGCAGCGAGACATCTACAACAAGTTCATGGAGATGAACAAGCCTTATTACGAGGCTGGTGTCAATGCTCTGGGGCAGATCACGCGCGGCGAAGTGACGGCCGAGCCTGGCTACGGCTTCCGCTTGGGTGAGGGCATGAAAGCGCTGGAGCGTCTGCAGGCTTCGCGGGGCAACCTGTTGAGTGGCGGGGCGATGAAAGCAGGCCAGCGGTTTGCGCAGGATCTGGCGTCCGAGGAATACGGCAAGTCGTTCAACCGACTGGCCAATATCGCCGGCATTGGGCAGACCGCCGCATCGCAGGCGGGCACCGCAGGCCAGAACTACGCCGGCCAGGCTGGCGAACTCGGCATGCAGGGTGCGAACGCGCTGGTTTCGGGGCGCATCGGGCGTACCTCGGCGTACACTTCGGGTGCGAAAGGGGCAATTAATGCGCTGCAGGGATATCAGGCCCAACAGCGGCAAGACCAGCTTTTGAACCGAATGCTTGACATCTACGGACGCACTGGAGGCTGACATGCCGCTAGACACCAGACTCCCGCTGCTGGCCGGCCAGTTCAAGCCGCTCACCTACCAAGCGCCGTCGCAGGCCAACATGCTTGCTGAGGTGGCGCAGGCCGCCAGTGC